AAGATTTGTCTGCTGCGCTGAAATTGTTGCTGGCTGATAGAACCCGCCATAACCAGCCATTTGGGCTGCAATGTCAGTGCCAGTGATGCCTGGGCCAGCCAAGGCCGTATTGACAAGAGCCTCCTCGCCTGCCTGATACATTGGATTAAGACCAGCAATCTGCTGAATCGGCAATGCACCGGCAACACCTTGGGCCTGCTGGAAATTGGCTAAAAACGCTTCTTTGATCTGTGGATCAATAGAAGTTGAGCTTGTTTGTGTGCTTCCACCTTTAGACATATTCTTTCCCCTTAATACAATAATGATCTAATTTTTTTGGCTGGCACTTTGCCTTCATTAATCATGTCCAAAAGACCACGGCCATACTTATTGACTGAAGACTTCCTGATCACATATTCACCGCGATCTAACAGGCCAGCACCATCGTCAGGACCAGGTGGGTTGGGACCAAATAGCCCATCCACAATGCCGCCTTTATTGTAAACACCACTGACACTTTCGCCAGTTTCACCAGAGACACTGACAGATTCACCCGTCACAGCGGCAGCAGCATTGGCGGCATTCGCAGCCGCAGTTGCAGCCGCAGTTGCAGCCGCTGCATCGCCAGCTGCACCGCCATCACCACCACCACCACCAGTCAGCAGCAATGCGTCATTAGCCGCTTTTGTATCAGCAGCCGCTTTGGCAGCAGCAGCAGCTGCCGCATTGGCATTGTTGACAGCAATCTGGTTGTAAAGATTTGGGTTATATCCACCCAATGCCGTGCCAGGCACAAAGTTGGCATAAGGGTTTTGGAATGGGGTCATCTGGCCCATCACCATGCTGTAGGGTGACGCGCCACCAGGAGTCACAGCAGGGTTATATTGAGCGCCAATTGGGATGGACTCATAGCTGCCAAACTTCTGACCAAGGGTCAATGGGGCTTTGGCAAATGCGTTTTGTGCATCTTGAGCTGCTTTTTGCTGCGCAGCCCAATCAGCAGCATTTTTAGCTTGTTGAGCAGCCCATTGACCTTGGCGTGCAGCCAGATCATCTTGGGCCGCTTTCTGCGCTGCAATCTCTGCTGCCGTTGTGGCCTTGGCCGCGTTGTAGCGTGTCAATACACTTTCCACAGTCACACCAGTGGCAGCCGCCACATCCTGTGGACTAATTTGCAGTCGGTCCATCTCTGAGCGCAGCATAGAGTCAGACAGACCAGAATTCTTGCTATAAAAATCAAAGATGTTTTTGTAATACTGCTGCTCAGTCATGCCATTTGCCAGTGCATAGGCATAAGCTGGAGATCGTGTGCCAGTTGTTGTAGCAGTTGTTGCAGCAGTTGTTGCAGCAGTTGTTGTAGCCGCAGCCTTAGTAGCCGCATCAGTCCTAGCCTTTGCAGCCGCAGCGTCTGATACGGCTTTAGCGTCAGCAGCTGCTGTAGCCGCTTCCGCCTTTTGTGCAGCAGTTGCATTAGATGCAGCAATGGCCGCAGCGTCAGCCGTAGCCTTATCAGCCGCAGTCTTTGCAGCCGCAGCCGCAGCCGAAGCAGCCAATCCAGCCTCAGTTGCAGCAGCAGCAGCAGCAGCAGCCTTGTCAGCAATAATTTTATCGGCAGCTGTTTTATCAGCAGCGGCCTTGGCAGTGACTGCGGCAGCAGCCGCTTTATCGGATGCAATCTTGTCGGCAGCGGCTTTATCTTCTGCAAGTTTTGCAGCCACAGCAGCCGCAGCCTTATCAACAGAGCTTGCATTTGACGCTGCAATAGCCGCAGCGTCAGCAGTAGCTTTATCGGCTGTTATTTTAGACGCAGCAGTAGCAGCCGCTGCATCAGCCGCAATCTTTGCAGCCGCAGCGTTTGCAGCCTGAGTCTTTGCAGCCGCAGCCGAAGCAGCAGTAGCCGCAGCCGCATTATCAGCAGCCAATTTATCAATTGCAGCCTTTTGTGAAGCCGCCAAATCAGCAGTAGCTTTGGCAGCAGTAGTTCTTTCAGTATCACTGGCTAAAAGGCCAGCAGAAGTTATAGCGTCTAAATCTCTTGAGCTTTTGAAAAAATTGGTTGCAGTTGTATCTTTGGCTGCACGCGCTGCAAGCTCTGCATCAGCCGCAGCATTTGCAATTAACTCAGCTCGAGTTGTTGGCAGTGCAGCAGTGTACTTTTCTTGTACGCTTTGAGGGGTCACGCCAGTAGCACGGGCTACATCTTCTGAGGAGATGCCTAGCCGGTCCATCTCTATGCGCAACATGGCATTGCTAGTGCCTTTTCGCTGTGCATCAAGCACAGCATCAAAGATTCTTTGATCAATTTGCGCCTGAGTCATTCCATTGTTGAGCGCCCAGTCAAGTGCTATTGATGCCATATTTTTCCCCTAAAGTTTCTTTGCCAATACAGACCATTGTGGACTGTACCCTTCATCTTTCAAAAATGTCTTTGACCAGCCTCTTCGGCCTGCCAAAGTCACCCTGGTGCAACCAAGTGATTTGCCCCAGGCCTCGATCATTGGTCTCATCCGTGAGAGTTCATCTAGGTCGCCACCAGCCAAGAAATAATGCAAATTCTTTAGTTGTGGATAGACAATGATCTCTGTTAATACCACCGAGTCCTTGGCCGGCCACAGCTGTAATTGCTGTTTTTCAACCATCTCAGCGACATCGTCAAAATTGTGTGTGCCTCCAGAGTATTCTAAGGCAGCCTCCACATGGTGGCGCAACCTTTCCAAATGCTCTTGGTCGCTCATCGCTTCCCACTGGCCACAGCCTCAAGTCTCATCACACCAATGCGCCAGTCGGCCAAAGTATTGCCAGTCACCTTCATGTTGACCTGGCGGCCAGAGAACCTGACAGAAGTCGGATTTGCTGCCGTATATGGTCCAAATGATGATTGTGTGCCAGTTGGGTAATTGCGGGTTTTAAATGAGACCACCGCCTCACCCAGTGTTTGCTCATCGGGGATGACTTGGCGCACTGACATGACATTGTCGCCATTGCCCAATTGGACTGGCCCAGACTCAGCATAAAGGCTGGCGCTATCATAAAAGAAACCAATTTCATGCTCGTAAATGAAGCCATCAGTTGAGACTGCCATTGGGTTAACAAACACACTAGCATCAGTTCCGGCAGTTCTGGCCAATGTGCCTATGTTCCAGTGGTTTTCGCGGTAGTTGAAAGTGACGTAAGAGTCATTCTCATTGCTTGCACTGCTAGGGTAATACCACCAGATTTCACCAAACTTGCTGTTATGGACAGCATAGACTTTAGATGCCTGGTTAAAGTTAATATTTCCAAATACATAGTCAGACACATCACTTGGCAGTGGTTTGACATAGCCGTCATAAATCCAAAAGCCAGCCTTACTCATCCAAATGGCTGCCGTATCAATGGCCGCCACCGCTTGGGCCGAAATGAGACCGCAGCCGCCTCCAGCCTTCTCAAAACCATAGACAAATGGAGCGCCAACATACTGGGCCGTGTGGACATCCACATCGGTAAACAGTAGATTGACACCCTTAACCCGCTTGCCAGCGATCAATGTGCCAGGCGTGGCCAGTTCATAATCGCCTGCAAGGTTGTCGCCTGCTGGTGTCCATAGAGTATTGTTTTCTTGGTCGCACCACTGCACTTTTCTTGGGTTTCCACCAGCACCAAGCGCCATCAAAATGCGCTCGGCAGTGACAAGCAAAGCCTTATTGCTTGTTGGTGCGTTGGTAATTGCAGCCGCAATTGTGGGTGTGGTGAAACCCAATTGCCACTCATAGAGTTTGCCATCCGCATTGGAACAAGCCACCAAATACTCGCCCCATGTGTCCATGGACCATGTGGTGGCCGGCTGGCTTGCACCATTGTCTGGCCTTGCCGTGCCATAGGCCAGTGAGCCATACGTGCTGTATCCATAGCCGGTCGTTGACAAAGCACTGGCCAAGCCAGTTGTAAAGCCGGTTGGCGTAATGTCTTTGAGTGTTCCAGCCTCGTTCATGGCATAGAGTTTTGTATGCGTACCGGCTGCAATCCATCGGTTGGCACTGTTATCTCGCCAAGTGATAAAACCACGACACAGACCAGTCATCTGGCCAGTCGCACGCTTTCGCCAGCCACCCATGGGCCGCAAAGTGTTCTCGTACCAGCGAACTAGGTTTGCGTCATACCAGCGGCCTGCTGCCTGATATTCAGTGCCGTTTCTATAAATGCCTGGTGGGAGTTTAAGTGGTATGTACATGATGGCAATTATGTAATGTTTGAGACAAAGCTCATTGTGACAATGGCTGATGGGACTGCTGGCCGTGTTGGGCTGGCGCTTGTCCCAAAAGCCTCTATGCTTACGCCAGTATTTTCAGTTCTCCACATAATTTCAATGTAATCGTTTGAATTCATGCTTACAAAAAAGTTCAATGCAGCAATGATATGGCTAGGGTCGCCAGTGCCTTTTCTTGCTACCAAGTGAAATCTGCTGTTTGAGTTGGCCACATTTGTGCCATTGACCCGAAACCAAATATCCACATCTTGACCATCGTTTGTGGTGTTTTTTAGTTGAATGGAAAACTGCAAGTTCCAGATTCCGGCATCGGCCACAGTGATTCTTGACCCGCTGGCCATTGTCACACCATTAGCAAAGTCTGTGGTGTTGAATGTGACCGCATAGGCCGTGGTGGTGTTGGCAGCCGTTTGGTTGGTCGAGTCTTGAAATGCCCCATGGGGGTTATTCATAAACCGACCGCCTTTGACCCCAAACAAAGAACCTAAGACACTTGAAATCTTTTTGAAGTAAATATTCAAAGAACCATTGTTCTCATTGAAATGCCTGCGCTCATACACCTCGGTCGGATAACCAAGGTTTGGGACTACTGGGTTTTCAAGTTGTTGTGTTTGGCTGGCCATGGGCTAATTATGTCAGGACAGACAGCGCATGGTTGATGTGCTTAATCCGATCATCGAGGCCAATAAAGCCGCCATTGATCTTTTTGGTCATGGTTTTATAGTCTTGGCTATCCGCAAACTGATTGAGCTTTTGGACATCCCAAAACCACCCAGCAGTCAGCGCAGCATACTGGGGCGTGGCCACCAGCTCCGGCTGCATGATCAGGTCCACACCTAGCGCTTGGCCAGCATGGTGATAGTTCGCAGACCCTGTGAGCTGGATGCACCCACGGCCTCTGAACCGATATCCATCCCCACTTGCCTCATCCCTGTTTCCCATTCGGCTGCTGTAGACAGTGTTTGCAATGAGCTTGGGATTTCTGGCACACATCTGAGCCTTGGCAGCGTCAAAGCGCCTTGGCCAGAGCTTTTGCAGTGCTTCGGCTCTGTAATTGAGGTTTTCCTCAAGCACCCTAAAATTGCCACACTCATGGCCACACTGGCCGATAAAGGCAGCCTGGCGCAGTGGCGTTGAAATGTCAAAGCGCTGGAAAGTCTCATTAAGCGCATCGACCCACTCTGGGCCAATGTGCAGTTGCTGGAGCTGCTGACTATTGACCATTGACAATTCTCCTTACTTCTTCGTAGGCGCTGACGCAGGCGTTGAGCTTGGTGATGGCTTTGTCTCCTTCGGCTGCGATGTCGATAAGAGTTGCAATAGTCTGTCGCTCAAGTTCGCTTTCATCGGGCTGGCTGGGTTGTGGATTTCCAATGGTAATGGTGGCACTTGCATTGGCTTGTGGACAACTTGGGGCTGGGAGGCGCAGCCGACCAGTGCGAGCAAGCTCATGCATAGCAGACTGTTTTTTCTTGACATCATCTTGGGCCTTTCTGAGTTTCGTTTCCTGGTCAATCAACTTAGTGCCAAGCTCTGCCTCTTTGGCTCTGGCCTCATCATTCTTTTTGGCAATGGCAATCTTCATGTCATTGTCCCTGTCTTCCCAGCCAAAGTGATAGCCACCTCGGTAAGAGCCAAACAAGGCAATGCCGATTGCCAGGGCGATATAGGGTAATGGGATGCCAAACATTACTCAGCCTCCGTTCTTGCCTGCGCCAGCTGTTCGCGCTCATGGTCATCCTCAAGATGGTCCGGTGGCGTTGTGGGTGGTGGACCAGGGGTCCAAGACTCATCAAGCTCTGGATTGGTCCACTTGGGCATAGCGCCAAATGGCTGGCTTGGGATGCCATTGGTGGTGGCGTTAAACCCGTGGTTGTTGCTGTAGCCATATTGGCCATAGCCACCCTGCATGGGCTGGCACATCGGCTGCTGGCCCATGGGTGGCTGCTGCCTAGAAGTCATTGCCCGTTTACCAATAACACCGCCAATACCGCCCACAATCAATAGAACGATATCGTTCAGCATCTTTGTATATGCCTGGTCAATCGGGGCCATTGATTTGATTGGCTGAGTGACAAAAGTCACTGAGTACAAAAGAGAAATCACGATAAAGAAAAGAATCAGGGTGACAGCAAGCACCACAATGCTCCAGACCCTGACCTCGATCTCTTCAGTTGTTAGGTTTAACTTCGTCAACTTTTTTCTCCAAGATTGGTGCTACCAAGTATTCTGGGCAAGTTTGGGTAAACATACAGCGAGGCTTCTGGCACTCAGTTGCGTGAAAATTGTCAGGGTTCTGGCACTTATAGCGATATTTTTCGTCACAGCCAGTGAGCAGTAAAAGAAGCAGTAGATATCTCATTTGCCTAGTCCTATTCTACCCAGCAGTAAATTGACGATCCGGTCCGACAAGTCATCCGGCAAAAATTTGAGAAAGCCAAGGGCATATAAAGCCACACACCCGTAAACAAAGATTTTG